ACCAATGAAGTCTTTCCTCCTGCGAAACTCACAGAACATGGAGTATATCTTATCAGCAGATTTGCGAGCAGTAGGTTCATCTACAAATCGCCAATGAGCACAAATGTCGTCTGTATAAGGGCGTACCAATAGAACCCCTTGTTCTCCCCTTCCAATACGATAAAGTTTGCGAGTTTCTGCATCTGTGAAGTCAAGTTTCTTGTAATCAAGTTCATAATCAAATTCCTTCATCTTGAAGAGCATCCATAGTGTATTGGTGACCAGATTCTACTACCTGATCGTGGAGATTAGCAATGTCCTGTAATCCTTCTACAGAATACCAGGGAGCACTTGCCCAGTCAAATCCTTCACCAAAGGTATTATCAGCATTGACAATATACCAGTGACAAGAACTGTCAGGAACATCTACAGCACAATGTGACCAGTCATCAGACCATTGTGGCACTTGAACCCATAACAATGCAGCAAAGAGAACGTTAAGAAGTGGCAGCATTTTTTAGTGTGGTGATGAGGTGCATGTTACCATGAAAATATCCAGCAACAATAACACTAAGTGTTGCTGCTATCACTCCCAGAAGCATCAACGTAGGGATAAGATATGACGAATTTTTGCTCCCGTTTTCCGTTAGAGTGGACGATTGTTGTGTGTTTCCATGTTCCATTGACTAAGTTGCAAATGTTGTTCAGTTGCATGTGGATCGTAATGTCCTTTTCTTGTTGATTCATACCGATTTCATGAGAACTTCCTGTTGTTTAAGGTATAGTTTCATATAACATTTACACATCTCTCTTAACTCTTCAATGTCCAACTTATCAAGTTCGCGAGACATCTTCTCATAGGAAAATTGTCTGCTTGTTGTTTCCAAGGTGATTTCGTTTGAGTCCATAGAAGTAACTACTCTTCACTAATAGTTATGTCAATGCCATCTCTTAGTTTTGAGATACTGAAGAACATCCTCACGAACATCCATCAACTCATGATAGCATTTTTGATTATGAGCACAAGCTCTGAGTGCAGGATCAGGTTCAATCACAGACTCAATGAAAATGTCTAGACCGCGATTCCATTTGTCTTTTTTGGTTTCACCATCGGGAATAGTGTTTTGATCCTTCATCGTTTCCTCTTAAGATTCTTTTCTATGTATGAAACAGCAGATGGATAGTTCCGTGATGTGTGAACTATTGATCCGTTGTTGACGATGGCAAACTTTTTAGAACCTGCAATAGGAACTGCTGCCCACATACCATCTTTGGTAATAAATCCCTCGGGGTATCCACACTTATCATCCAATATTGTTGTATTGGGAAAAGTGTAGAACTTCCTGTAATCTTTTGATGATGACATTAGAACACAGCAGTGACACTCACAACTTTAGCATTAGGATTGCGTGCTAGTGCGACTGCTTTTGCCTCTTGATAGTCCCGTGCGATGACAATCTCATCAAACACAGTGCCAGCAACATAGAGTTGAACTTTGCACTTCATGAGGTTCTCCCTTGGTTACCTATGTATTATAGCAGAGTAGAGCAGGGTTTCTGCTCTTGATGGACAGTATCAGCGGCGGACCACTGAGATAGCAGGTTCACCCTGCTCAAATACGGTGTCTACCACTGCCTGAACGCTCCGTGCTGTGCTGATGCCCACCTTGTCAAAGACAGGGACACAGACCAGTCCAAAGGTCTTCTCAGCACCACCCAGACGGATCACACGACCGATTGACTGACTGATACCAATGTAATCCATGTTCCGCATGAAAAGAACTGCTTCCAGTCCCTTGACATTGATACCTTCAGACAGAATAGAGTGGTGCATGATCACAAAACGAGTGCCATCTTGACCCCATGCATTGAGAGTCTTGAAGAAATATTCACGGGAAACTTTCTTACCGTTGATGATAGCACCAGTCTTAGATGTAATATACATCCAGTTGTATCCACGATCTTCCAACTGACGGCAGAAGTCAGACTGAGAAACAAGACGCACAATCTGCTTCGTAGAACGAGCAGCAATCAGAATCTTATTCAGAGAGTTTGCATCGATGGTGTCCAGCAGGTTCTTGTCATCAGACTGCTTGAAATCACCCTGAGGCAGCTGCTGAACCACAACCTTAGGAGGAAGAATATAACCTTCCTCAACCAACTGAGGAGCAGGAACATTACAAATGACATTGCCATAAACAGCAGTATCATTCATGCCTGGTTTGAATACAGACAGAGAATGCTTAGGAGTTGCTGTGAAGAAATAGCAACGATCAGATTCGTTACTGAAGAACTCAGTTGCAGGAAAAAAGTTACGCTGAACAGAGTTGTGTGCCTCATCGAAGTAAATACTATTCACTTCAATATCTGCCTCTTGAACACGATGCAGAGAGTGATAAGTGGTGAAAATAATGCAGTTCTCACCAGCAGTCCTTGCAACATTAGCAAACATGTGAATCTGCTCAGGTTTGGTGGTGTGGAAATACTCAACATCACCACTGTGAACATGCATCACATGTGTATGAGTAGTATCAATCAACTCAAGAAATTCCTTACAGAGTTGTTCTGCCAGAAGAATACGAGGAGCAACAACGACAAAAGTCTGACCATGATTGATCATCTCAATGTTAGTCATAACATCATCAATCATGCAGATGGTCTTGCCACCACCCGTAGGGATGATGACCTGACCTTTGTTGTTATCCCACATCGCATTGACTGCTTTGTGCTGATGGGGGCGAAGGGTGATGGTCAAGTCGTCTCCGTATCAATGAACATATTATAGCAGAAAACCGTCCCCAGTGCTACCCAGTGGACGGTTCTTTAAGTGTCCTAGAGCCTCCTCTTCAACCCGGACAAAGGTAGTCTATAGGGTTTTCAGAGACTTGTCAAGATATTATGTTGAACTTGTTACTGCTTCCCATGCAGAACCATTCCAGAAGTTAAGTTTATTTGTGGTTGTGTTATACATGATTGCACCTTTGGGAAGGTTACCATAACCACTCATTAAGTCTCTCTTTGTGCCATTGAACGTAGGAAGTGCAAGTGCATCATATCCAGATTGATTCTGAGTCATTGTTGCAATACCGCAGAATACCGTGCCACCTGTGCTAACATTGAGTCTTCTGGATTCATTGTTATAAACAATAGAACCACCAGGAACACCATTAGGAGCAAGAAGTTTCTTGGCAGTTGCTGTTCCGAATCCAGATTGAACTGGATTTACATTCTGATTACCACCGGCATTTGAGGACCAAAGGTTAGCAACGATGTCCAATTCTTCATTATTAAGTGAAGGCATGATGACATAACTGTTCATTGTGGTGCTTGCTGCACCAACATCAAGAACAGATCTTGCGAAGTAAGTATTGATTCCGATTCTTGTCAGATACTTAGAACTATCATGATTGGAAGGAACTAATGATAAGTTAGTTGCACCATATCCTGTGGTGGGAACACCAACAGTGGGAACAAACAATCCAGAATTTCCAAACATTGTGAAAGAACCAGCATCTGCTTGGAAGTTTCCATATGCAACTTGTGGAACAACTTGTCCCAATTCGGATGGAATTGTTCTTGGATCTTCTTGCAATTCTCCATCAGATCTTGTGGTGATTCCAAGTTTAGTTCTACCGACGACTGCACCAGTAGAGTAAAAATCACCAAAGATTGTAGAAGCATAAGCACCAAGGAATCCAGTATCACTTGCTGTTCCAACTCCTAACTTTCCTCCAACAAAAGTATCACCCGACAATGTGGCAATACCAGTGCCAACTCTAAAATTGCGATTAACAAGGAGATCATTGAAGGTAGAAATACCACTGGTTATGTTGATGACTGCACTGCTAGAGATTGGTAGAGCACTACCATCACCCAGAGTAAGTTGATTAGCACCTTGTCCTACGGTTACAATACCTGAGAACTGACCATATCCACTGACGAATACATTTCCACCGACTTCTAATTCTCGTGTGAGTGTAATTCCATGACGATTTACACCGACCTTACCATCATATGTGGTCTCGAACTTGGTATTGTCGTCATAACGAACCTTGAAACTTTCTGTTGTTCCAGAACCAGATCCAGAATGAAGATTGACATTAACACCACCAAGGTCATAATTAGAGAGGCTGAGTGTTCCTGAGTTGAAACTTAGAACACCACTGCTGTTACCAGTTCCAACAGATTGTCCGACACTGATTCTCGCGGTGCTGAGAGATGTGATAACATCGACTGCTGCATTTGATGTCTTTCTAACTTCAATATCAGCAGCAGGAGTATCAGAACCAACACCAATCTTATTATCAACAACCAGTGCGGTTACAGTTGCAGATGAACCAACAATGTTTGCTACTGTAATCTCAGGAGTTCCAGTAAGTCCGAATGAAGTTGATGCAAATCCTGCGGTTTGTGCAACACCACTCAGGTATCCTGTGACATTGCCAGTTACATCACCAGAGAATGAGGTGGCAGTTAAAACACCAGTTACAACAGCACCAGTGCTTGTGGTTTCAAATTTCTTAGAGTCATCGTAGTAGAGTTCTACTTCTCCATTTCCAATACAGTTTATAGCATTCTCGTTACCTTGAACTAGAATACGAATATCATCACCTGCTTGTAAAACAAGGTCATCTGCATTGCCATCAACATATAAATTTCCTTGTTGATTTTTAATATATGTGTGAGTTCCATCGTGGTAAATGACAAGATCTGATGCAATACCAGCAGTGATATATTCATTATCACCTACATCAAAACCACCAGCAGTAGAAACACCAGTTACAATTAATTGTCCACCAACATTCAAATCATTCTTTATCTCAGCACTGGAGAAGAATGTGGAGAATCCAGATGCAAGCAAACTCGAACCAGTTATAATACCAGTTGCTCTGAATGAACTTGCGGTTACAATACCCGTGAAGTTACCTTGTCCGGTTGAATCAATACCAACACCATAAGTTGCGGATGTTGGATCATCACCGATTTGTAATAAAGATACTGGATTGGTTGTGCCTACCCCAACATTAGCTATGGTGGAGATTCCTGCGTCGGTGATAGACCACCCAGTTCTTGCAACAGCAACAACACCGGATAGTAAACTACCATCACCGATGAATTGCTGTGCCGTTACAACACCGGTTGCATTAAGACTGGTTGCATCTAATACGGTTAATGTCGATACACCCGATATGAATACGTCCTCAGTGACAAATAAGTCCGTTGTTGATACAACACCACTGACCTTTGCAGTTCCTCTTACGTCAAGAAACTCGCCCGGAATCGATGTGCCGATTCCGACCAGACCATTCGCATCTACTATGAAGTTGTCATTATCAACTTGGACACCATTACGAAAATTAAAGGACTTCTTATAATTTGCCATCTACTTTAGAATGCTTTAGGATCTCCATTTAGTTATTTATCTGATAATTTTTGCTCAAGAATATCAACCTTGGATGATAGTTCCTTAACTGCTTCAATAAGTAGCGCAGTGAGTTTGTCATACTTGACTGCCATGTAACCAGTTTCTCTCGTAACTGTGAGTCCAGGAAGTCCAAGAGCATCGATTTCTTGTGCAATAACACCAGTATCTTCACCCTCATGAACACCACCCTCAATCCAGGTGAATGTATTACCACTAATCGAAAGAACTTTAGCAAGAGGTTCTTTAATTGGTGTAATATTTAACTTCAATCTTTCATCAGATGAGAAGAATGCAGTAATATCATCGGTGACTTGAAGTTCTCCAGTAATTTTGACACCATCACTAATAGTTTCAAGTTTCTTGGAGTTGTCATGATAAAGTTCTACTGCTCCGTCGTTAATGAATTTTGCTAAAAACTCTCCACCTTGTTTCTGGAGAAAAACTCCAGTTCCAGAATCAGAACTTAATAACCCCAAATATCCAGTTCCAGTATCACCTACAAAACTATTAGTTCCATCATGTAATATTTGTAAGTCATCACCATCACCGAAGATTGCCTTATCATTATCACCAAACCTAGCATGAGTTCCAAATCCAACCTCACCAGTAAGTGTTGAAATGCCGGTTACATTTAACTCACCATCAACACTCAAATCAGCATTAACAGCAATTCTATTGGTGGCAGCATCAATTTTTAAATCACCCGTGCTTGTATCAAGTGTATTATCATCGGTGATTGCAATCTGAATATTGCCGAAGGTAGCACCAGCACCAGTGATGTTATAATCAAAATTGGTGTTACCATCAACATTCAAGTCTCCGCCAACATTCAGGTTCTTGCCAATACCAGCACCACCGGTAACAACAAGTGCTCCAGTTGTCTTGGTTGTTGATTGAGTGTCATTGCTAATCTTGACAGCACCCTTAGAGGTAACAAGATCTTTGGTGGTAATCTCTTTGTTCAGAGTAACAGGACCATCGAACTGTGAAAGAATTTGTCCAGAATCTCCACCTTCAACTACAAGTCTCTCTTTGACTGTAACTTCATCGAAGACAACACTTAATCTAGAGGGATCTTCACCAGTAACCGTGGAAACTGGAATGTCATAGGTTCTTTCTTCACCAGTTGCAGATGATGTTCTTCTGTTACCAACATAGAAGTCACCTTTGTTGTTCATACCAGTGTAGACAACAACACCACCTCTTCTTTCTTGTGCCTGAGAGAGGAACTCTTCAGTCTCACTTAGGGTTCTATCCTGAACCTGTGGAAGACCGGTTGAGTAGTTACCAGGACCATATCCAAGATATTCAAATGTATGACCAGAAGCACGAATGATAGATGGTCTGCGGAATTCAATTGCGATTGGATCTACTTTGTGCAGTAAAGATCCGGCATCATGAGTGTTAATTCCAGTTCCTAATGCTCCACGAGCAACAGTTATTTCATTGTTACCAACACCTGTAATGGTGCTGCTTACAACTCTCATAATCTCTTCATCAATCTGGAGATAAGAACCGAGTGGGAATCTCTTAGTGGTTGCAATACCAGAATGTGGTGAAGTTACCTGTAACTTAGTATCACCATTGAATCCACCAAGTCTCAGACATTCAGAGTCAAACAGTGAAACACCACGAGCATCGATGTTCTCTTCAGTTGGGTCAGATACACCATCATTCGATGACATACCATGCTTGAGAATATATTCTGCGGACAGACTTGCATTAGTAACAGCAGTGAAAGTATTAACACCAACTCTTGATTTAACCAGATAATCACCAAGATTATTGTTACTGCTATCGGTTACTCTAAATCTATTTCCTGCTACTAATCCATGAGGGTTGGAGCAGTTGAATGTTTGAGTTCCTGTGGTAGAATCATAAGAGTTAGATGAAACATTACCAACAGGAGCAACAATGTGAATGTATTGTCCGGGGATACTTTCTGGATCTCCGGCAGTCTTTGCGATAGAGATAGTATTTCTGGCAGGAACTGCGGTAGATCTATACAGACCAAAGGCAGTTGTTCCGATACCAGTAACCTGAACTACGCTACCATTATTGGTAGATAAACCACTAGCAGATAATCCTCTCGTGGCAACAGCAATTTTTGCATTAGCAGATCCACCGATTACTGATGTGTCAAAGAATAACTCATCTCCATCCTGATAACCAGAACCACGAGATTGAATATCTACACTAACAACAGCACCACCTGCAACACCAACAATGGCAGTAGCACCATTCCAACTAGAAAGTCCTACTTCATTGAAGAGTTTTACATTATAATGTGTGCCATTCACATGACCAGAGCCACCGGTAATGCCACCCTCATGGGTCATGATACCAGCAAATCCATGATTTCTGGTGAATGTCAGTGTGGCAATACCTGCAACAACACTCAGTTCCGACTCTGTAGATATTTCAAGATGCTTTCTGAACTTCTTATTAAATGAGTCAGTGGATTCTTTAGTGATACTCTTCTTGAGATCATTAGTCTGAACCTCACCAAGTGGTGCTCTCAGTGCAAATGACTTGGCAGACTGTGGATTGTCATTGACATTATCTCTGTCTAACTGAGGATAAAGGTCAACAACATTCTGATTGTATTCATAGTTCGTAAATTCTGTGCCAACGCCAATGTTAGCATTCAATGCATACAGGTGATAGATACCATCCTGAACATCTTCGATGTAGTCGGTGATAACCTCGTTTCTATAAACAAAGAGTTTATTCTGTAAGTCATTTACCTCATATCTTGGAAGTGAGGTTGTTCTATTGTTTAAATCATTAGTCAGTGCAGGACCAAGAGATCTACCTGTTTCATAGGTAAACTCCATGTCATTAACAATGGATACAACAGTAAATGTTCCGTTGTATCCACTGTTTGCCGTGCCGACAGTATTGCTGGTGTCCTGAATATTCTTGGTGATAACAACATCACCAACACTTACATTGTGTGGTAATTCAGATCTAACTGTTACAGTTCCACCGGAGAATGTGCAACTACCGATGAATCTTGGATTCTTATCAAAGTCGTAATCATCTATCGTGATGGATGAAAGAGATGAATCAGCATCAGTTCTGAGTCCAGTTGTGCTGGATTCTTGGATGATAAATCCACTCTCTGGATTCTTTCCGTTGTTAACTTCTTTTGGAATTACAACTCTGAGTTTGTAAATCTTTTCATCAAGACTTCTCGTATCAGAGATTCTCTTGACAAATGAAGGTTCAGTTCTGACATCCAATCCACTGTTAGTCTGAACGCCAACCTGAGTTAAAGCAGTATAGATTTCATTACCAGCATTAGTGTTAATATACCACTGACCTTGAGTTGAGTCATATTGAACTGGATGACCCATGTCTCCAGCTTCCTTATCAGATACTCTGCTCAGAATTACAAGATTAGTTCCACCATAAACGGTGATTGCAGTATCGTTCTGAGATGCTGCATATGATGATGCCAACTTAACATTATTATTGTCACCCTCATCAATTACGTAATAAACTCTTTCTGGAGTGAGGTTTTCTGGTAGGTCTCCATCATCACTCTTGATGATAACTTTTTCACCAGTTACAAGATTGTGAGCACCAATAGCAAATGCATTTGATGTTGGACCAGATACTACTCTGTGTTCTTTAACACTACTGGTTTCCTCATCGCTCATCAAGATTTTGGCTTCACTTACACCATAACCTGTGACAGCACTAAAATCTACGAACAGTTTATCTTCTACCTTTGCACCAACTCTGAAACCTTGAGTAAGAACAGGTGGTTTAATGTCTGCTTCAGTGAATCCAAAGAGATACAATCTCTTATTATTTGCTACAGAGGTTGTAACACCAACATCAAGTGTCTGCCAGTCAATGTTCTCTTCGGCAGTGGTAATTGCTCTCGGGGCAATGATATTGGTGATAAATCCTTTGTTATCCTTAGCAAATGCTTCTTTCTTGAATCCAGCAGAAGTAAGTGCTAATTGACCGAAGTTAGAGTTAGAGTTGGTGATAGATGCGTCACCACCAGTGTCGGCAAAGAAGTGTCTGTTATATCCAATAGCAAAGACGGATACAATCTGAAGGACTGCATCATTGATCATGGAGATGTGTGTGGTCTCCCAATCTTTTCTATAGACAGCACCAGAGTCTAAGTGATAAACAGTGTTAGGATTGGTGGATGATGATTGCGTGGAGAGTGCAGATCCTGTTACCTTACCAATACCAATTCCTTCATATCTTCTGTTTGACTTGCTATACTTAACAAATGCTCTATCATCCTTCTGCAAGGAAACACCCGTGAACTGGGCAACAACCATTGAACGGAAACCAGATGCCTTAGCACCATCAGCTTTCATTCCCTGCATACCATAGACGGAACGCAGAGAGATATTGAAGATGTATGGAGATGCACCGGTTACGGTATCAGTTTCAATCTTTACAGTCGCACTAGATGTGTTACCGGGAGTTTCAAGATTCTTTCTGAAATCTGGAAGTAAGTATGTGAATACTCTTGGATTATCTGCGGAAACACTTTGAACTACTGTCGAAATGTTATAATCATTTGGAGTAACTCCTTCAATCTTAATTGGAGTTCCTGCCTGTAACTCGTGATCAACTGAGGTAGTTACCGTGACAATACTACTAGGTGTTCCACCCGAACCAGATACGATTGCACTAATCTGAATTGGGTCAGCTGCAAATGCACCAACAATTTCCCACTCAGGTCTTTGCTTCTCGAACCCTTGTGGGTTGGCAGGATACTTTTGGTCAATATTTCTACCTGATGCAATATTATATGCGTTTCCAAGTTTCGCATAATACATGTCAAGGTCAGTTAGGTCATAACCGCTGACATTATTGACACCATCAGCATACTCAAAACAAGTAAGTTTGTGGTGTGAGAATGTTGGTTTAGATCTATTGTCAACAGAGAAGTCAGAAGAGTCTGTGTATACTATGCCTGCCTCATCCCCATCAAAGAATGAGAACTGCCAGAAGTAACATGTTCCGGTGATTCTAAAGATTGCAGAAGAAGCAACTGATAAATCAGTTGGATTGGGAACATACTTAGGACGAAGTTTAGTCTTTCTTAAATCAAGACCAACGACGGATGTTCCTCTAGGAACGATAACACCACCATTGACACTGTTGAACTTATAAAGGATATTGTCTTCTTGATTGAGATCAAAGTTAGAATCAAGTTTAAGATTTAAAGTATCGGATGCTGCTGTCTCTCCACCACCAGGAGAGATTACTTTTGCAACTCCACCGTCGTTTTTAACTGAAAATCCAGGTCTATTATCAATCTCATGAATTCCGGGCATGAGAAGAATCGTGGTCTTCTCAATTAAATCATTACTATTTCCTTGCAAGTAAGAGAATCTTGCGGACTCTAACAGTGCTCTCTGAAGAGTCTTGAATGGTTGAGCAAGAGAGTTGCCCTGATTATTGATACTATCAGTCGCGTCTAGATCTGATGGACTTACATATAGTATACGACCTTCAGTATTCTTGATAAAATTATCTAGTTTATTCAGAGGCATGGTATTATTTTACTGCTGAAATATTTCTATATTTTATTTAGTTACCTTTATTAATTGGATTTTTCTTTTCCTTCACCAAAACCTCTGCATAGGTAACGATTTCTGGTTTTATATTATCAGCAATAATTTTCATTGCATTTAGGAACTGTTTCGTCGTTTCACATTCGATTGTTCTACTGTCTCCACTGTGGTCTTTTACAATAACCGTCCTTCTGCAAACATCAATCGAAATGTTGCTGACATTCTTCTCAGTCCCCATATGAATATTTCCATATCTCTGATTATATAGCTGTGGATAATCCAATTACAGCAGATATCGTGGCAGATTCGGAGGATGCTCTATCGTTAACCTCTTGTTTTGTATTCTTACAACCCCAATTTTGCAACTCTTTGTCAGACTTTTTATCCTTGACCGTATTCAAGTTACCTCTTTTTTGATTCATTCTATTTCTAAGCACGATAATCTCATCATACAGGGCATCAATTTGAGTTTTTATCTGTGTGCATGTCAAAGAACCACTAGCAGGTGTTCCAGCACCAGACAGATCAAATCTACCTAATGTTGAGATGCCAGGACCACTTCCATCTATTTTTGATCCTGTGGTAGATCCGGAACTATTCTTAAAAACAACAGATTCTGCATCATTCTCATATCCAAAACCTGCATAGTGTGTGGTCACTCCACTCAAAGAGATTGTTGTATCAGGTTCAAATGGATTTGTTGTTCCATAATCAACATTAGGACCTGCCATCTTGGTGTAGATATGCACAGTTTCCGTTTCCTCTTTCATGTTGATACAGGTAAATCCACCACCAACTTGAGTAGAGGTACAGTTAATATGAGTTCCTGCCTGAAGTGAAAGTGTAATGATTTCTCTCTTCTTATCATCAATCTGACTCATAATACCGATAAACTCATTGTCTATCACAGCACAAAATTCCTGAAGAATCCTTGCCTCATCTTCAATTTCTTTTTCTCGTTCGCCAACAACTCCACCATCTTTTAAATTAGTATCAACGGTCTCTTTGTTTTGAGTCCAAGTCCCGTCAGAATTCTCGGTGACAGTTATTTTTTCAGTGGTTTCTGGAGCAGTGTATTCTGATTGATTATCATATACACCCTTGAGTTGATCCTGATCTTTGTTCAGGATTTCAAGTGTCCTATTTTTTAAATTTTCATCCATGAGATTCTAATACCGCAATTCTAGTTTTTAATTCTTCAATTTGTTCTTGTTGTTCTTTGACTGCTCCAATCAATACGGCAGTGAGTTTTTCATAGTTGACTCCTTTCCATTCACCATCATAAATTTTTTCTTCTCTTACAACTTCAGGAATGATTTCCTCAACTTCTTGTGCAATTAAACCAATTTGTCTGCCTTGTTTATGATTTTTTATAAATGCAGATGGAAGAATATCTTCTCTCCATTCATAATACACAGGGTTTAATTGTAGCACCTTTGTCAAGGAACTGGGGATAGGTTCAATATTCTTTTTCAGTCTTACATCAGAGTGAGTATGAAGAAGTCCTAGATTCAGTCCATTATAATTCCAATTTCCAAATAAACTTCCAGCAGCAGATACATGTGTTTCTTTCGGTGCTACAGTGCTATCTGCCGGATTTACTGCAACTTCTTTACCGGTTATCTTATTGAAAAAGGCACTATATGTTGCTTTAATTGCTCCGAGTGATATGTCAGCACCAATTTTTACATCAACACCAAGTTGATTTCTGACACCAGTTTCAACACCAAGACCCAAGAAGTTCCATGATAGTGGAGTAGGAATAGCACCAACAGAAGGACCAGAGACTAAAGATGCACTGTATGGAATGGTGCTAGATCCTTGTCCAAAGTGTCCCTTATATGCAGATAAGACACCACCACCGGGTTCTGTAAATGACTTTGGAAACAGAATACCACCACCTGTAACAGAATTGAAAACATCTAAGTGATTTACTTCCAGATAATCGTATGCCATGATTCTACGCGCAGGTCTTCCTGACTGTATCTATAAAACCACCAAGAACATCGCCTTGTAATATTTTACTTACTACATTGAGTGGGGAGGATTTTAGAGTGTCGGCACAAAACATATTGAGAAATCCTTGTGCATTTAATGTAATCGAATCGGACGAAACCATGCATATTTTTGATCCTCCCAGGGTCAATTGCTCACCGGCAGTCATTGTGATGTGGTCATTTGCTTTCAGTAAGAATGATCCATCTTCACCATCACCTATACACTCAGCATAAATGTTTTTCGCTTTGAATTTTATATTTCCATTTTCAGCAATAATGCAAATGTCACCATTTCTTGCAGTAATAATTTTTGCAATTGCTTCTTTTGATGCTTCTTGCTGTCCACCCTGAGCTAGGTTGATTCCACAAACTTCTTCGGATTTCCCCGGATTAATTTCTGCTTTATTTCCGTTCTTATTGTATAGTTGAGTGTGTCCACCATCTAAGGATAAAACCATAGCAGTGTTATCATCTTTATCCTTCGGTGCAATAGGACCAAAGAATAAAATTCCATGAGGATTATCTGTTACAATATGTTCCGGTTGAAATGTCATAATATTTTAATTCTAGTAACCGCCATATCCTCCGCCGCCAGGAGATGGTGAGGGAGTAGGAGAAGGACTTGGTGCAGGAGAGGGAGCAGGAGAAGGACTTGGTGCAGGTGCAGGGGAAGGAGTGGGTCTAGGAGTAGGAGTAGGAGTGGGTGCGGGAGTAGGCGTTGGTGTAGTAGACGTAGTAGTGCTTGAGGACTCTATGGGTGTTCTCGTTCTATTTAAACTATCTTGAGCAGTATCATAGATTGTGTCATGATATCCTTTAATGTGAACAGCACCGACCATTTTGACACCCGTGGATGGATGAACATGAAAAGGACCAGAGTATGGTTGACCATTGACATATCCAACTACAGGAGGAGTATTTCCAACACAATCAATTACACGAACAACGTTTCTCTGAGCAAGAGAGGCAATACTAGCATCACTAGCAGTAGTTCTATCAATTGGGAAAATTGTTTGTGGAGGTAGTTCCTCCTCAATGTTGTCAGTAATCTTAATGAATGAGAATTTCGGTCTAATCTTAGCACCCTCTCCCGTGTCACTATTTATTGTGATTTCGGGAATATCAGTGAGACCACATACCTTTTCTCTTAAATTAATTTCTATAATTTGACCTGCCTCGGTCATTCTAACTCCTGCTTCTAAGTTTGGAAGATCTGGAGTGATAATAATCTCGTCGAGTGGTGAATATCCAATTCCTGTAGAAATAATCTCGAACCCATCCAAACAAACAACATAATCATTGACTCCACTATCCAAGAGTTCACCAGGAACTGGAACAGTGCCAATAACTGATGAATCTTGTGTAGAATCTACAGGATTATCAAATTCATCAAGACCATTCGGTTCATTTAAATAACCATTGCCATGATTCACCATAACAATGTTAGTGACCTGACCATAAGTGCTTGATTGTGGATCATAATCAATTTCCGCATATGCAGAAGCATAATTACCATTGTCACATGCATCAACGATACTTACAAATGGAGGTCTTGTGTATCCAGCACCTCCATTTTCTATGTTGATACCATAAATTTGACCAAGTTCATTGACAACTGCTCTTCCAGCAGCACCGATACCACCTCCACCAAAGATTTCAATGGTTGGTGGACCACACTTGAATGGACTTGTATCACATGCAAATGGTGCATCAGGTGCATTTGCTGGTTTTTCGTTAAAGATTGTGAGACCATTTACAAAATTTGCTATGCTTCCCTCTTCTCCACCAAAAACTGTATTCTCGGCATCGTCTAGGAAATTATCAAATCCTTCTCCAAATGGTTTAGATGGATTGTTTGACCATGGTCCTAATGGTGTTGACTTAACCTCAGGACAGTTTGGTTTCTGGCAGAGAAATGCTTCGAAACCGAGGATAAAATCAATTGCTTGGAATATTGATCCGGCAATCTTACCAACTCCACCCAGTAGGTCATTGATGCTGTCCAATACTGGTGCTAGTGCATCATCAACGAGTGCAACAACATTATTGATTAATCCATTTGTAAACTGCTGAACCGCACAAAGAGGAACATTTACAACCTTACCAACGAGTTCGAATAAGAAATCTCCAATGAGAGTGCCAAGGTTACCAATGATTCCTTTAAAGGCACATAGAACATTATCTATAATTTGTCCAATGATTGTATTTTTTATGCTCTTTGCAAGAGTAGGAAAGAGTGTATCAATGAGAAGTTGAATTGCTGTCCTAATTTTATCTAACAACCAATTACGAAGATTCTGCATCATTCCTTTCAGGATAGCACCAATCGTCGATGCGGTGTTTCTAATTAAATTTTGTATCCTGTATATAGAGTTGGCTGCACTATTAATGTAAGTATCACCGAACTTCCTAATTTTTTTAAGTTTATCAAAGAAGTTTAGTAATGTGGTATTAATTTTGGCTAGGTCACCTTTTCCACATGGATCTGGTAGATCAACTTCCTGAGTTAAAATTTCAAGTGCATCTCTATATGCCTGTGATTTTAAAAATGTAGTGCAGTCAGGAGATTCATCGAAGGTCCATGATTTACCTATGGTTTCTCGTGCTAAGCAACTGGCAGAACCATCAGAAGTTAATCTTTTTAGTTCGTTTCCTATACTATCAAGTTCTCTTAATTTTTCATTATACTCATCTCTTACCTCATCGTCCCACTGTGCCTCGGCAACTTCAGAATTCTCGTCTATGAACTCGTTAATGGCAGTTACTTGAGCATTATATCGATTTACAATGCCTGCTACTTCCGGACTGACTTTTTTGTCTGGATCATTAATTGGTATCTTCTTTTCTGCCATTTATGGATTTACCTCCCTATGCCCGTATTTATAGTCCATTTGTTCCGTTTTTAAAATCTTCTTTTGATGGAACAGCAGGTCCATTAGAGTTTTTTCGAGGTCCAGCAACCATCTGATATGCCTGTGCAATCAAATTAGCATTGAATCTCTTAACAGGATTAAATTTTGTGCTACCACCGGGAAAAACTTTTTGAGAATATCTTTCTATAGTATTGATACTCAAAACACCAGTAATCACAGGAATTTGTTCTCCCTCATCTAGATAATATCCCTTTACCCATTCACCACCATGCAATCCCATGGAAGCACCATTTCTCATTCCTGTAGTGGTTGGTTGTTCAACAATTGCCCATGGCAAATCGTTATCGGGTATTTCTCCAGATTTAGAGTGCTTTGAGGGTATGCGAACTTTGACTCTATGATTGTGTGCATCATCCCATTTTCCACCCTGAACATGTTCGTTCCAATTGGGTGGAATTTGCCCTATGAAATGTCCTTTTGGTAGTGCAGTTCCTCTCATGACTTGTTCCTATTCGTATACAGACCATAACTATCACGAGCCAATGTCAATGATGTGATAGATCTTGTGGGTTCATAATGATGACATAGGTCAACTATTAAGTATTTACCACTCTGAACAGGATCACTAGAACCCTGCTCTTTTTCTGATTGTGTAACGATTTCAAAGTCGCACATGATTGTATCACCTGCTCTCAGATTGGGATTGCAAGGGACTTGAATGTCAACCAATTGACTGAATAATATATTGTATCGCATGGCTGCTTGTGCCTGGTATTCATTAGGATTATTGTTATCCTTTCCTTTGACGGTTGGTTCAAGTGTGCCAATATCTAACATACTATAATGTGTTTTAGTATGTGCATTCACATCAGGTGCTTCTGCTGATTTTCCTAATGATTTAATCAATTTACCTTCGTTAAATTTATATTCAATTTCAGTTTCTTCAAAAGTTTTCGGGTTAAAGAAAATGTTTTTAGTGTAGAATACACCGGCATTTAGAGCATTCAAAACATTTTGATTCTTTTTGATGGTGGAGGATAAGATTTTAAAATCATTGGCAGGATTATCCATATTTTCTTGCAAGACTTCTGATTTATAATATCTTGCCACAGGTTTCTGAGAAACTAAACTATCAATTGATTTAAAATTAAATCCATCCTGTGTTTCAAAAAAGAAAAATCCG